AGTATCCCGCCACTATGTCTAAGATGTCGTGGTCGTCTATTTCGTATTCGTAGTCATAGGCCACGTTAGCTAATTGGTCGATGTACGCTAAAGCGTCCACCAAGTCGTCATGAGTTAAAGGATCAGGGAACTGAAACAATTGGTCAAGAAAACGACTGTTCCATTCCCCTTTGTTCAGCGTAATGTACCCATTTTCAAAGCGCCCCTGTAACGCCCACATTACCCTGTCGGTTTTCTTTTTGTTACCGTGTGTCAGTTCTTCTACTCTAAAAAACGTACCGTACTTCTTTTGTAAGTCCGTTAGAGGTGACATGACGGCTTGTTTAGCAATACCTCTTTCGATTCCCACCGACACGGGACGGTAGTCTCTAACGGCCTGAAATATCTTAGTTGCTGTTTCGTCAAGTGACCATCTACCGTATATGATATTGTCAACATACCAACCATGCTCACTGACCTTAGCCACGGCAATGGCTGTTTCGTCAAGTTTACTGTTCTTGGTTTTTTTCTTATTGACTTCTTCAAATCCTGCCAAGTCAACAGCAATGTAATAATCTCCTACTTCGGGCCTATCTTCACTAAACTGGACCCAGTCCTCTTTAAACATTTCTGACCCACGTGCTTCAAAAGACGCCATAAACTCTTGGCGAAACGCATAAGAAGACATAGACTTTTTAGCAATATCAATTTCGTCCGGGTCCAGCAATGGATTGTCGTAAGAAGTAAAGTGCCAAGCTTTGTACGTTTCATCATTGTCTAGCTCCGCATATTTGTACAACTCGTAAAAGTGGTTCCTGCCCATAGGTGTCCCTATGAACATCGCACAGCCCTTCTGGTCAGCCAAGGCAGGTCTCAGGATCTGTTCAAATACTTCCGGTTTCATGTCGGCGTATTCGTCCATGACTAAAAACTTAAGAGAAACACCTCGCATTGTTTCTGGTCTGTCTGCACCCTTTAGACTAATTGTAGCACCGTTGACAAGCTTAATTTGCAGATTATTAATATGACTACCGCTGATAACAGGGTGCCCCAGTTCAAGCAGGGTGGACCACATAATGTCTCTGGCCTGTCCCTGAGTAGGTGCGACGTAAAATACATGACCTCTGTCCGCCTGTAGTGCGTTAACGATTAACATCCATGCTGCTAACCTAGACTTACCTGTACGTCGCCCAGCAGCTACTATTTTAAAACGTGTGTCGTCTGCCCAGACTTGTTGTTGCCAAGGCAGTAATTCTATATTAAGATCCATTAAAGTTACTAAACGCTGCTGGTCTTTCTAAAAGCTCAAAGGTAACTGCTACTTCCATCTGTCCTGTTGCTGAAGATGCTTGAGTTTTTACAGTATCTCCATTGTGCAAAACAAAGATGCCTTTGTCGTTTTGACCACCTAGTATTTCTTTATTTCCTGAACCGATACTAGTACTGTCAAAAAAGTACATTTGGTCTACACCGCCTGTTTCCCACCAAAGACTTACTTGGTTTGTACTGCCACCATGGTTGGCAATAAAGATATACACAATATGTATTGTATAGCCTGTTGGTATAGTAAATAACGTCTGCTCAGTAGCGTTTGTTAGCGTAATGTGTTTTGTATGAAGCATCAGTACAACCAAAGCACTGGAGTAGAACCCCTAGTGTCCACGTGTACAAAACCGTCGTCAATGCCTATACCTGTGAAGCCAAGGTTCAAAGCATTGGCTACTATAGTGTAGCGGTGGGCGGCATTAGTTATTTTTATGTCAGCCGCAATACCTTGGGCATGTGTCCCCGGCACCGCCTTTTTCATTTCAATGGGGTGCTTGGTTGGATGACGGTAACCCGACGTTACCTCAAAGGGGAAGCCACATGCACCCCGCAATTGGTCTAACTTCTCTAGGAACTCTTGTTCCATGTTGTTGGTACCAGTGACCTGACAGTCAAACTCTTCTCTTTTGAAGTGCTTAAGACTCATCTATGACCTCTCCCTCTATGATGTCGTCGGGGGTGGTTACTTCTGCAGTACCAACACCAGTAATATTAATTTGGATAGCGTTACGACCACTGTCCTTGACGACGTCTTTTTCAAACGCCCCTACAGGCAGTATACGGTCCATAACTAACTTCCAAGCAGCAGCCTGATTTTTATGGTCGTTGTCCAAAGCAGCATCAAAAATAGTCTCTAGGACCTTACGTGACTTCGGAGAAGCCAACATACGTGCTTTGTATTCATTGATTATCGCTGCGTCACCCTTTGGTCGCCCAACTTGACCCTTGTTTCCGGGTTTTACAGCGGCTACTTCTGACTTCCGGGGTCTGCCACGACCTCTTTTTTTAACGACGTCGGTCATAACATAAATTATCCCTAATTACAACAATAGTATAACACAAGTTTTCACAAAAGTCAAGCTATTTTAGAGCTAAATCCTGGCTAACATATAACTTGAGTAAAATCAATAGGTTACATAATGTTATTTTTACCTTAATTTTCCTAATTTTGACTTATTTTGTGCGTCAGTGGCTACAACAATTATCACTGACAACATAAGCCCTCCCCCGGGGCAAGTTATCCACAGGTTATCCACAGGTTGTGCATAAGCTGTGCATAAGTTGTGCATAAAGTTATCCACAGGTTGTCCACAACCCTTGAGTTATCCACAGGTTATCCACAGGAGCACCTCAAGTTATCCACAGGTTTATCCACATGGCCCTGAGAGGCCCTCAGAAGCCCGTCACGGGGTTTTAACCTTAGGCCATACCATAAGACCAACTAAAGTTTTTTCGAGTTTTTGCACTTTGGGGGTTGACATGTGTGTGGACTTATGTTGGTCCCTATAGTTGGCACAGTTGTTGCTACGCGAGCCTTTTATTACGCGCACACACGCGAGTAACACAAGACCAACAAAAGAGCAAGAAATAATTAATGTAAATATTCACACAAAATAAATGTTGCACTGTGGCGTCACTGTGGCATTATGGACACATGGCGAAAGGGGACCCAATGCCACCCCAAAAGGTAAACACCATGGAAAACGTAACAACATCAAAAGTATTCGGACGCTCTATCATCATTCGTAAGCGTAAGGCCCTAAAGCGTCCATTTAGCTACTCTCAAGGGGAGTGCTATCACAAGCTTTCAGGCGGTCTCTGGTCTCTCTATGTAGAGCACAAGAACGGACGGAACGTTAACATTAGCATCGACGACCGCTAAACAATCCAAGCTTCACGGGGCCTCGCTATATGCGGGGCTTTCGTGGTATCAGACAACCGAAAAGGGTATCACTATGGAATTATTCGCTATCATCTTCACAATCATTTGGGCCTTTAGTTTTGGGGCATTCATCGGTAACGAACACGGTAAAAACTTAAGAGGGTAACACTATGAAAGACTTCCCAATGGAAATTGACGGTGGTTATGTCATACTGTCAGACGGGTTTTTTCACGGCGAACCATACGTAATAGACGAAGTGACAGAAGACGACGTTCAAGTGTATTTTTACGAAATAGACACTACGGCACGCTATAAGCGAATCTAACAGTAGACTCAAGTAAGCCCATGGTGTACGCTGTGGGCTTTGTTGATTTTATTGGAGACTAAAACTATGTACTTTGACCGCTGGGACATTTGCGAGGCATACTACTGCTACGCTCGAGACTATATGAACGGACAAAACAGTCCGGAAATGCGCATACAATCGAAGCTAAACCAAATGCGGTTTATCCCTTCGAATGCCGTAAAGCATTTGTATACTTACGAGTCACTATCGTCTAACGGTAGGGACATTTACGACTCATTAGTGCGGAGATATGCGTAATGATTAAGCTATCGAAAGCTTCAAAAATGCCGGGTCGGTCGTGGTCACTGCAAGCGCTTGACACATGCCCAGCTTCACGCAAAGCCGATGGGTCGCTAGTCGACGCCTGTTCGGGATGCTATGCCACAAGGGGCAATTATCGCTACCCCAACGTCAAGGCCCCTAGAGAGCACAATCGGGAAGACTGGAAACGTGACCAATGGGTCGACGATATGGTGTCAGAATTAGACAATGACCGATACTTTCGGTGGTTTGATAGTGGTGACGTATACGACGTCAGACTAGCGTACAAGATTCTGGACGTAATGAAACGTACACCATGGTGTAACCATTGGCTACCGACACGCATGCACAAGTTTGCTAAGTTTGGTCCAGTGTTGGCGGAGATGTCCGCACTGGCAAACGTAGTGGTACGCTTTTCATCTGACAGCATTACCGGAGACGTCATAGAAGGCCCTCAAACTTCCACCATAGCGACGTTAGACAATGTCCCTAGTGGTGCCCTAGTTTGTGAAGCTTATTCACGAGAGGGCAAATGCGGGCCTTGTAGGGCATGCTGGTCAAAAGACGTGGCAGTAGTGTGTTACATTGGTCATGGTAAGAGCATGGTAAAGAAACAAAACGACGTCATAGCGAGGGCGGCATAATGGAATTGATAATGTTTAGTGTGTTAATGGTGGCATGCTTTGGCTTTGGGTGGATAGTCGGGCATGCTGTAGGGTACGAGAAGGGTATTAACGAGTGGCCACGACGATGATTGAGCAATGGCAACCATGGTGGGACGTATTGTTATTGGTTTGGACGTGTGTTATACTCACGCCCTTGTTTATTTACATTGACAGAAAGGAACAAAACAAATGATTACATTCTACATGTGCCAAATCACTGGCAAATACTTTGAAGACACTTTGATAGCTAAAACTACAGAGCGAGTGATGGATTACCCCGATGAACCATCATGGGGCCTTTACAAAACGTTTGACGGTTTAGCGGTACTAGTAGACTCTGACGTTAGAGAAGCTAAAGAGGCAGTAGACAATGATAGTTGAAATGTTAGACGATAGGGTATCCATTGAAGCCCTTGGGTTGATCCCTCATTTCTTCGAGAGGTCGTTATACATCGAAGGGCAATCCATACAGTCCGTAGCGGACAAAATGGATTCCTTGTACCACTATGGTGGCTTTGTGTACCCTTTCGAGGGCACCATAGTCGACAACAAAGGTCGGTACTTAGCAGAAAACGACGAAGACGGACCTTTGGACCCGATTGCCAAAATCACAAAGCTTGGGTTTACCCTTTGGGTTTACCCTTATGCAATCGTCGGGCTTACTGACACTAAAGGAAACCAAAAAATAGCGAGGTTTGATTAATGGAAATTAAAGTCTTGTTTTTGTTGTGGAGTTTTTGTATACTTGGGACTATATGGATGTTGATTAAGGGAGGCGACAGCGATGCCTAGGGAATCTTGGGAAATTGCTCATGACGAGTACTATGATAAGCTTGAGGCCGAAGACTACGAGGGCCTTGATGACATCTCAGCTTGGAAAGAGGAAGAACAGAAGATAATAGACGAATTATGTAAACGTATGGAGAAAGCTTACAATGACGTACTATAAAGTATCAAACAAAACACCACCACCAAAGCCTAACAGGGCAAAGTGGAAGGGTAAACTAACGTCAATGGCGGTGGGTGACTGGTTTTTAGCACCTAAGGAAGACCATTCGAGACTAGTGGCCGCTGGTAATACTTACCTTAGGGGTGAACATTCGCTGTACAAAATAAACGACAATGACTATTGCTTCATAAGGAAGGCTAAAAATGACGATAGATGAATACGCAACCGATAGTGGGGTTTTAGATGACAACTCAGGCCCTACTGTAGACCCAGAGACACACGCCATGGTGGAACATCTGGTGGAGTTTGACACTGAGATGTACCGACTACAAAGCCGGAGAAAGTACACTGGCTTGTCTTACGGTCACCTAGAGCGCTTAATGATTGAATTACATGGGGAGCATTGGCAGGATGCGTTGTAAAGCTTGTAACAAAATACTAGAGGATTCTGAATTAACCAAAAAAGGACCAAACAATGACTTTCTTGATATGTGTAATTATTGTCTTTATGCTGCTGGGGCTGTCGAGGTAGATACAGACAATATTGTGGAATATTACCAAAATGAGGTATTTACAAACGATGACGATTATGATACCCTCTTCTAAGGTATACTTAGGAAATACTGAAGAAGTTAACCAAAGACGACACTACATAAGTAACCATAGGAGTACTTAAGTTTATGGCGATTGACGAAAAGAGCATTTATTTGGTCGACGGCGGTGATTATCAAATCTACTGCTTAGGGTACACTCAGGCCCGTACAGTGACCAATGACATTATGAAGCGTGACCCTTGGGGTGGTATACCTTTTGTGTACGAACAGGACCAGCTTGAGGTGTCCTTTGACGACAAGGGCAACGTGGTTATGCCTAGAGTGACACTAGACAGGATTTTGTTTATTGCTAGTGACGAACTACCGCAAGCGGAGTCTGAATTATGAAACAACCCGACAACAGCCACACGAAACACTTTGGCAATGACGAAACTATTCATAATGACGCTGAAATCATTGTGTACTATGAAGAACGTGGTCCAGCAGAGCCAGTCCTACGCATACCTTTTTGGTACTGTAAGGACGAATTAGGGCTGTTTGAAAACTTCGAGGCGTCAGTACGTAGGACAGCCAAGGC